TTTCAGACATAAAAATACATATTAAACACTCCTAAAAAAATGTTACCCTTGTTTTGGCATTATGTAAATAGGTTTTTTCTTTCTCTTTTTTTCTTTCAGTCTTTCTTTCATCTTTTCTTTTTGATCTTGTGCATCAGTTTTTTCCATAAGTGTATAATATTACCTAGGCATCCCACTGTAAATAGATTTTTTGGCTTTTGGCTTCTTAACTCTTGTCTTTAGTAGAGACTGACCAACAGCCATCCATGCGTCACTGTTACTTACAAGTATACCATTGGCATAATAGCAGTGGTCATCTTCTACCGTAAGGTCATAGACTGGCAAACTCTTTTCTTCTTCTCTTGTTCCTACAACTATCTGAGCAATACTTTGATTGGAGTGGGTAGTATGTTTCATGTTCCTTCCCACAGATGATACAATCCTTCTTAAATGTTTTCCGATTAGCCCATGTTCTTTTGCCATGTTCACTGTGCCACTTGAGTCCTGCTTCACTAGCGTGCCATGCTCTTGCTGCTGGCACAGCCTTTGTAAGAAGAACCTCGACATTCTTTCCGCTCTTATTCCATTCGTTAGTTTTAGCATGGTCAGACAAATGTTCATATTGAGATATACACCCAAGGTTCTCAATCGCATTGTTAAAGCTGTCTCCGTCTTTATGATGAATGTGATAGCCTTTAGGTATCTCGCCATTCGTTTCGACCCAGATTGCCCTGTGTAGGTTGCAATACGCTTTTCTTGCACTGGGAGGAGCGACATAATAGCGTCCCGATAGCCTGTACACGACATCGTTGAAGGTAATTGTAAGTGGTCTTTCTTGTTCCATATTATTATATTAGCACACAACGCATCAGCTCGTAAAACACCTAGGCTTGTGAATATTTTATGTTCTGGTGTAGCAGTAATTGGACCATGTATTGTGTATATTGTTATTAGCTTACTGGATATTTTAGTCATACCAGAATTTAATACTCTCCTTAATCCATTTGGTGTATATACCTTGTCTCCTATTTTTATATCTTCTATTGGCTTTTCTCCAAATTTAGTAGCTATCATAGTACCGGCTACTAAGCACCCATGACTCCACGGTGTGTCATGTTCTGGTTCTCTACTTGTCTTACCTGTATCTGGATCTACTTTATAAGCATACTTTCTAAGACATGTTAGACCATCTGCACAATTAGTTCTATCCCATACGCACATATCTGCTACTCCTCGTGCTGCATCAATCGCTAATGCCTTCTTAGATATTCTTGGTATTACTATTATCCCACTACCAAAAGCATCTATAGCCTGTTGTTTAATTGTTTTAATTGCTGCTATGTTCTCATTCTCAGCATCGTGAGGTAAGTAATGTCTACCATAAACATATCCTAAATCCTTAGCGATCTTAATGTAGTGGCTAAAGTGTTCTCCATTGTTCTCATAATAATTTATAAATCTATACTCATAACCAATCTGTTGAACAAACCACATAGCTGTCTTGTCACCACGACCAAGATCATAAAATACGTCTACAGGCTTTGTTTTATCATAAGGTACTTTTGTTATTCTGCTATCTGGATATTCTTCTGTTCGTTTTGATGCATTCTCAATCTCTTTAGCAAAGATAGCACCTTCAACTGCTAGGAGACACTGACCTTCCCATACATTCTTATATAGCTCTGGGTTGCGTCTCAATAAATCTAGCCTCTCATTCTCTAATACCAATGGGAAAAATTTATTGTCACTATAATTTACCATTCTGACTACGGAATCTTCGCTAGGATAAAGTACAAACCTTTGATAGGCTGGATCATCTTCTAAAATCGGATTCATCGTTATTATTATTTCAGACCCTTCCGATCTAATAGTTGGTAATAATATATTAATAGAATTTTCTGATATTACTTGACCTTCTTCTATCCAACATTTTTTTATATCATGCATACTTTTTATATTCGCAATGTTGTTTTTTATACCTGCAAAAAATATCCTACTTCCATTTTTCCCTCTTATCTCTGTTTGCAATGAAGTATAGAACCACCCTAAATCCATTTCCTCTATAAGTGAATCTAATAAACTTTTAACACTTTCCTTTATAGAAACTTGATACTCTCTACAACACAGTATGTTTTGTTTCTCTGCCATACCTTCGCCTAACAACCACATAGCCACAGACTGACTTTTCCCAGCACCCCTCCCCCCATAATAACATTTTATTCTATGCTTCTCAAAAAGCCCCTTGAACGCCGATGGTATTTCTACTTCTGGCATATTTATTTAATGGATCGTTTCCTTCTAGGGAATGTAAGTGCTTCTTTTACGCTCATACCTTTCCTTCTTCTCCTATGAAAAGTTGTCTTAGGTATCTTATACTCTCTAACTAAATCATTAACTGTATGGTATTTACCGTCCATAAACGTTTTACCAAAGTTTGGGTTTAATGTCTCTTGTGGTGTGAACCCACTTTTTACTCTAGCTAATATTGTCCATAATAATATACCAGTTTCTCTACTCCACTGAGATGCAGTCATAGTCTTTCCGTCTAGTTCGATAAGAACATTGTTCCTTTTATTTGCTCCCTGCTCAGTATAATCAGCCCACTTGCAATTATCCTTACAATATCCTTTATCGTTATCAATCCTCTCTATTGACATTCCTTTTGGCGGATTCCCCATGTCTTTATAAAAATTCTCAAACTCATCCCATTCTTTACAGAAAGTTATACCTCGACCGCCATAATTTGGATAAGCTCTATCGTTAGTATTTCTACACCTCTCTTTTGCATGTCTCCATGATCTATAAACTTTTGTATTTGTCATTCCATGAGTAGTCATCCTCTTGCTAGCATTTCTATTTCCCTTACATCCACAACCTTTGGAATTACCCCTTATTAAATTATAACTAAGAACCTCTCGTTCTTTACCACAATCACAAACACATCTTACTTTCATTGTGTTATCTGATTCACCAACAACTTTCAGCATTCCGAATCTCTTACCTATTAAGTCATGTGATTTCATATGTAAACATAGTACACCTATTTAGTATCTGGATCAACTAGAATATATTTAATACTCTCTATCTTTTCTCCTCCACTTGTGTGATCTATTGATTCCTTTGACCTTCCTTCCATTCTATCTTTAACTTCCTTGCTGTGAGCAATGCTACCTTCCTCTGCCATCTCTACATCTTTAGCAGCTATTGATTGCTTCTTTGTGTAACCTTTTCGTTTCTCACTATTCTTTGCTACTTCCTGTATGTATATATCTCTCCATGTAAAACCAGCATCAGGTCTTCCGTCGCTGTTTCCATCCTCTGGTCTTTTATCGAAACCATTTCCAGTATCGCCTCCTTTCTTTGGTGGTTTCTTGACAGTTTTCTCTACCATGCTACCTATATATCATATCTTGAATTAAAAAGCAAGCTATCCTTCGTTTGCATCTTGTTCTAATAGTAAAGAAATTTCACATCTCATGTGTTCCTTAATTCTTTCTTGTCCTTCTTTTGTTTCTGCTTCACGTTGGTTTATCTGTAGTGTTTCGCCTAATTCGTTAGTGTAATCGAGAATATTTACCATGCCTTTATTTTACTCTCTTGTTTTAGTATTGCAAGTTCTTATTCATAGACTTGATGCTGGTGCAAGACCATCCTCAATTTCCTTTTCATACCATATTGCTATTTTATCAGTTCGTATTCTTTTTTTATCACCAAAACAATCTATCTCAACAATCCGCTTACTTGCAATAATACTTTCAAAATCTGAAATACTTAATTTTGTATTTAAAGATAAGCCGTTGATGATGAATCTTGTAAATTTCATATTTCTATAACAGGGGTTAAAAAGTCAATGATCTTCTGTGGTACGAATGGATTATTCTTTGCATCATTCTTTTGCATAATACTTATTAGTGCAAGTCTTAATGTGTTTTCATTTGTTTGGTTCTTCATTGCTTGTAGTCTCCAATATGATAGTAGCTCCCATGTTACTTCCTTTCTTTCCTTTGCAGGAGTTTCAACTAGTATTGTTATAAGCTCTTTAGCTTTTGCCTCTGCTTTATCTTTATCTAAAATCTTTTGAACTCAGGAAGTGGATCATGTTTAATTTTTATTCCTATACCCATATTAGTCGAAGAAAGTTTATCTAACATCTTTGTCATTTCTTTCTCATCTGTTCCGTCTGGTACGTAAGCTCCATGATGTTTTACTATTTGTAGACTACTCTTAAAAGAATCATTTAATTTTTTCATGTTCTCTGGTGTTCTCATTTTTTCTTCTATTTTTTGTTCAAAAGATATAGAAAACTTTTTACCATCGGTTCTACTCTGTCCTTCTACTTGTATAAAATATATCATGTATTCCTTGTCCTTGGTGACCTCTTGTTTAATTACCTGTAGATATGGTGGATAACTCATATAGCGAATAAATCAGTGAAGCTAATTACATTATACTCTTTGTTAAACTCTTGTAAATTATTATTTACCCTTTCATTATGCCTACGTTGTCTCATGTATTCTTTCATTTGTTGTTTTCTTATGAAGGATTTGTTGTACTTACTTTTCTTTTCTTTAACGTCTTCTCTCTTATCATACCCTCTCATGTATTCTCTTTGATATTCTTTTAGATGTTCTTTGTTCTTTTCTTTGTACTCTTTATTGTATTGCCTTTTCTTTTCTCCTTTAAGGGGCATTTTTAGATGATTTAATTCGTTTCTGTAGGTCTTCTAACCAGAAACTATTAGTAGATAAAGATATGCCACTAACAAAAGTAATTCCTAGAATAGTAGTCTTAGTTGATACTACATCAAAGCCTGTACCTTTGTATACATCCTTTACCAGTATGTACAGAGCATTCCTGTTTGCTATAAAACCAACGTTTTAGTTTCTTGCCTCTATCTGTTAGGTTCATAACTTAGGTAAGAAGTTAAAAAAGTAACCATACTCTACCAGATGCTCTTGTGCTTTCTCTATTGCTTCACGTTCATTTCTAGCAGTAAATATACTTTCACATTTCAAGTCTACGTGTTCAATGTCTTTGTCATAACCTATAAAGGTTTGATCTTTTTGTTGCTCTATAATTATTATATTATTTAAGCTCATTTTTTGAATACGCAACTAAGGAATGATACAGTAAATATACCCATAAGTATAAGACTTATATTATGGAGTTCCGATGCTATTTCTGTACATTCATTCATTTGATTCGTGGTGGAAATTTGTAATTCTATCTTTGCTTCTTAGTTTACCTGCGATTGTACCACAACTCTTACAAGCTGTTGACTGTCTCATTATTAATCTATCTTTACAACTAGGACATAATTTATCCTTAATGCGCCCCTTGCTAATATTTTCATTCATTCTTCTATGGGATAAAGTAAATCTTGTATCTGTCTTACAACTCCTTCATTCTCCGTATACCATGGTATACCGTTTATGTTAATTAATCTATCTTCTATACGTTCTCTTTTGTATAATGTCCAGATGGTTTTTAGTTTCATTGGTCTTTAGGGGTAATGGATTTCTCTATTCTATCTAGTCTTTCAAACATATTCTCAAGGCATATAGCTAGACCTGTTACATTTAGAGTGTTATTAGGAAGTTCAATCATGTAACGTACATCGCACTTATGCTTTTCAGCCTTTGGTGTAGTTTTAGGATTCATAGTTCTTCGGGAAGTTTCTGACCACATTCGTTTAGGGAGTATTCGTTTATACTACCGAGTTGTGTAACATACTTATCAAGCCATACATCTTGTAGCCAAACAATATATCCATCACCAGTCCAAACAGGATACCATGCAAACCATTTTTTTATTGGTCTTTGCCCACATGTTATATATGGTGGATGTTTAACGTTAATTTTCATAGTGTTCTAGTTATTTAATTAAAGTTATTCCAGTTACAATAAAAAACATTGCTGTAATTGTTCCTAAGAAACTAGCAAAGATTATACGAATATTACCAATGGCTATATTCATAGCTACAAGTTCTTCTGCTCTGATTTCCTGTATGACTACGATAATTCCTCCAATAAAAGCCCACCATAAACCTACATATACTCCTGCGAATATTCCTAGTATGATTAATATAATTCCAAGAATTGATTTCATAAGTTAATGGGTAAGTACAAGTACTATAGTCTTTTAGTTTGCCATTGCAAGCTTTAACCCTTGACAATTAACTGATTTATTAAGTCTTCTGAGCTTGTAAACTCCACTGAAATATGCGGTACTTGCATTACGAAGTGTGTTTTCCCTTGAGAATTTGAGAATATTCTATAGTTCTTTCCTTTTAGGTATTTAAATATATCTGTATGTTCTCCTGTTATCTTGACCTTGAATACCTTACTAGCATCAACGCTATGCCTATTTAAATCCTCTCTAAGAGGTTTGATTGTCTTTTTGGTATTAGACCCTACTAGAGATTTTTGCGTGGCTTCTATGGCTTGTTCTGTAGTTATCTTTACTGGCTCAGTTACCTTAAAACATTTCTTAATCGCTTTGAGTTCTTCTCTGTATGCCTTGTCGCATGTTTTACATCTAGCAGTAACACCGTATTTTCCTTTAGAATCTTTGCTGAACTCTGATAGTTGCTTAGGTGTTTTGCATATTCTACATTTTTTCATAG